CCCTCTCCAGAAAGGGAGGCTATATGCCAACCGATATCTTCGCTCCCCTCTGGGAGGCTGTGGGCCGGTTTGTCTTCTGGCTCATCAGCTTCTTGGGGTAAGGAGCTAAGTATCTTGGGACTGCTCTGGGTAACCAGGCAGTCCCTTCAGCATATACCTCTCAGTCTATGAGAGGGTCTCTTTATGTAGTTTATCTCTTTACCGAAAGGAGGTATGCTATGGACGAGGTACACACGCGACGTCTGCTAATTGCAGATATCACTGCGTACCAGCAAATTCTCGACAGTCGGGGTATCCCTTATGAGATGCCCTATACTGACGCTGAACTTGCTAAGCTGAAGATGGCGGACCTAAAAATCCTCCATACGACGCTACGCGACCTAAGCAGAACACCGTCCGGTACGAGATAGCTACACGTTTGTCCCAGCTTTAGGCTGGGAACCTCTTCTAAACATCATATGAGGATCCTATGACGCAAGATCGTGAGATCGTCTCGATGCACTCCGAGGCGGTTTTCGCCTACAAGAGTGCATTGTACTGTTTCACGACCGTTGTGTTAGGGGTCCTGTATATGGTGTCGAAGAGCCCCGACATCTTCGAGGATTTGGTAACAGCCATTATAGAGTTTCTCTTATGGCTGGTGTAGCGATACACACACCTTTTCTCGATGCTCATCCAGAGTACTCCGGCACTTTGTCGGGCCGGGTAGGTCTGAACTCCAGGATGGTTGTGGATAACGGGGAATTCGTGCGGCTGTATGCGTACAGTGACGATTCGATAGCTTGGTCGTCGAGTGAGGCCAGCGTAGCTGACCTCACTTCAACGATCCAGATTATTCGTTTTCGTCACCGTCAACGCAGACGGCTGCGCTGGGTTCTCCAGTATACACGTGTCCATAATGGTCAGATCTATACCTCGAACACTCCTGTTGATCCGCCTTCGTATAGAACGGAGAGATCCGGCTATATTACGGCAGGGTTCAACGGAGCTACGGGGCAGTACCCGCAGGCGATACGTGACGCACGCCGGCGTGCCTCTATGGGAGTACAACCCCAAAGAAGCCGTGTGAGACATCCGATTAATGCACCTCTTCGACCGTCTCCAGAAACTATCTCTAGACCTTTCCTTGCTGTTAACGAGCTATGTATTGGTACGGGTAATCCTTATCAGACTACCCTACAGACCAAATCATATGCTCGCTATAGCAGGACTTGGACCGGAGTTAGGACTCCTGGTTTCAGTCGTTTGAGGCCATCACAGTATCCGGTTAATCCGCACTCTGTGATGATTACGGAAGTACCCACCAATTATCTGATCGAAGTTGGATATGGCCTCTTCGGAGGCTGGTCCGGCTACGCTTCAGTTATAATTGATGCGTACACGTTTCACTACACGGCGCCCGCAGCCTTCGATAGTCATCTACCGTTGGCTCGCAACACTGCGATTAGGCGTCTGATTGATCAAGCCGAGCTCGGGATAGATGCTAATCTCGCGCAAGACTTTGCTCAAATCGGACAGACGACGCGTCTTCTAGGCGATAACGCCAAAAAGATTGCGAAGTCCTTTCGAGCTCTCAGGCGTGGTAACATTCCTGAGGCGATCGATACCCTTTTCGCAGGTAGGCGACGTAGATTTCGTAGAGGCGGTGGTCCCGATTATACGATGGATCTGGCCAATCAATGGCTAGAACTACAGTATGGTTGGAAACCGCTGCTTCAAGATATCCACGGAGCCTTCCAAGCCATGAGTAACCTTGCGGTTGCTCGTCAAGGCTTTGTTGCGCGGGTGGCAGCGTCTGGGACAGCTACTAGCAGAACTAGAAGTACGTTTACCCCATGGGACACTAGCATCAATGCCGTCGGCGAGACAGTTATCTCGCAAACGTCTAGATGCAAAATGACCTTGAGGTTTCGTATCGCTAGCCCTCTGCAAAGTTTCTTACACCAGACGGGTTTTGCTAACCCCATCAACCTCGGATGGGAAATACTACCGTTCTCTTTCGTCGTAGACTGGTTCCTCCCTATTGGCCCATTCCTCGAAACGCTAACTGCGTGGAACGGACTGGAGTTTATAGATGGATCCCAGACCCTATTTACGAAAAGACGAACGACTTCTGGCATCTCTGGTGGGAACACGGTTCCAGCGACTGGCAATGCTAAGTGGGTGCAGACCTACGCTAATTACGAGCGGTTAGAGACGAAACTTGACAGGACGAAGCTTACAAGCTTCCCTAGTCTTACGTTTCCCTCTTTCCGCGACGGGTTAGCTTCGGTCGACCACGCCGCTAACGCTATTGCCTTGCTGAAATCGGTTTTCCATCGGTGAGGTAGATGCTTAACTTCCTTTAAGAAAGTATCAACACTATGTCCGCTATTGCGGCAGTGAAGCTGTCGTCCATTATCGACCATTCTCTGGCTCGTTTAACGACCAGTGCAACGGTTGGTGTGGATTCAACGTTGAACCCCGAAGGGATCAATCCTCAAGGGGTCGCGTCGTGGGTGGACCGGTCTGGCGGAATCGCCATCGGTTACCCTCGTCTGACGATGTCGGTGCGTCCGCCTACTAAGGCGAGCCGCGTCTACAAAGTCACGGCGAAGCTTGTCCTCCCGACCCTCGAGCAGACGAGTCCTTCTACGATGACCGGTATTCAACCGGCTCCGACGAAGGCCTACGACTGCATGGCGGTCATGGAGTTCTTTCTCCCGGAGAGGAGCACCCTTGCAGAACGGCAAAAGCTGTTCAGCGAGGTTGCCTCCCTCTTCGCCCGGACGGTCAATGCCTCCGACGGTTCGCCCACAGATGCAACGGGCTCGCCGCTGGAGAACGCAGTGACGACGTTCGAGCCGGTGTACTAATCACACACCGAGGTTAAAGAGCTTCAGGAGGTAACACCATGTCTTCTAAGAAGCAAGGTGGCAGATTCCATAAAGGAATCGCAAGCTACCGCGTTCCCGAGAGAGTTAATCTCTCGGCAATCGAGGCTTATTACTCCTCCCTGGATTGTCCTCGGGCTTTGACTGCCTGGTTGCTCTTCAAACATGGAGAGCATCTTCAGCTCGCTAAGCTTGAGTTCAATCCTTTGGACTACAATAATCTTGTAGACCTAAGGGATGCTTACAGTGCGACCAAGTTCTTATCTAAATTCGGTGGTTTATCTACCGGTTTAGATTTGGACAAGGTTGCTCTTGAGAAGTTCGAAGAATTTGAACTTCTCTGTAAGCAGACTAATCGTCGCTTTAGGGACTTGCAGCGTGACCCGAAATATTCAGGTCACGTCGTGTGGCTGCATCACGCAGTCACGCGGAAAATCGCAAGTATCCTCGGCGACTTTCAGGCGGAGGAATTGTTCTCGATGCCTGACTGGGGTCCTGGTGCTTCTACGCTGATAAAGCGGAGAGATGCCAGTCCAGCCAAAAAGTTCCGGCTTGAAACCGGAATAACGCGTGATCTGTACTCCCTTATCCCGTGGGAGATCTTAGAGGCTGCTTATCCTCTTTGGTCTCACCAGCTTGTCGATTCGGGTTTTCCGAATTTCCAAGTAGGGAATAAGGTGATCACCGTACCGAAGGATGCTACAACCAATCGCGTTATCGCTGTTGAACCAGGGCTAAACCTCTGGTTTCAAAAAGCTGTCGGCGATATGATTGGTAAGCGGCTCCGACGGTGTGGGGTCGACTTACGCTATCAGTCGAGGAATCAAGAGCTAGCTCGGAAGGGCAGTATAACGCTCTCCCTTGCTACCGCTGATCTCTCTTCTGCTAGCGATTCCATAGCGAGTTCTGTCGTAGAGGAATTAATCCCTCCGCGATGGTTCTTGCTTATGGATGCCTGTCGATCTCATTATGGTGCTCAAGGCGACTCATTCCGGAAGTGGGAAAAGTTCTCCTCTATGGGGAACGGCTTCACCTTCCAGCTTGAGTCCTTGATATTCTATGCAGTGGCTTTTTGCTGCGCAGAATATCTACACATCGAAACAACAGATGTGAGCGCGTACGGCGACGACGTTGTGTTGCCCACCGCGTGCTTTGAGCTGTTCTCGGAGATGTTGGACTTTTACGGCTTCCGCTTGAATAGAAAGAAAAGCCATTATGGCTCTCTATTTCGCGAAAGCTGTGGAGCCCATTTCTTCTCCGGCATTGACGTTAAACCAATCTATCTCAAAGATAGAGTGACGTCCGTTCCAGCGGTTTACCGCCTGGCAAACGCCATACGTCGCCAAGCCCATAGACGTAACTCACGTTACGGCTGTGACGCAAAGCTCCGTGCGGTGTTTGAACTCCTAGTCTCTTCGGTACCTAAGCCTTTTAGGTTTAGGATCCCAGAGGGGCTTGGAGACGGTGGTTTCATCAGTTGCTTGGATGAAGCCACTCCCAGCCGCGCGCGACACGGTATCGAAGGATATCGTGTTTGGCACGTAGTGGAGGTAAGTAGAACTTACCAGGACGAAACGAACGGCTATTTACTAGCCGCTCTTTGGCAGTTACAGGCTAGCGTTAACCTTGATTTCGGTTTTCGCGAACATGTAGCTGACGTCTTGCTTCGTAGTACCGAAAGGTACCGCGGAGAACGCCATCTTATACTACAAGCGATAGCTAGTTTTCTTAAGACGGAAGGTCAAGAGCAACGAAACGCAGTTGCCTTGGCCAACCGTACTAAGTTCAAGCTAGCTAATAGTATAAGTCAAC